TCCAATATTTGCACCTAATACTGCTGCGATTGCAGCGGGTAGGGGTACTGCTCCAGATGCAACAAGAGCAATTATCGCAGTAGTGGATAGTGACGATGACTGCCATAACAGCGTCATACATATTCCACCTAAAAACATCCAATAAGGATTATGAATAAAAAATGAAAGATGTTCCATATTACCCATCGACTTCATTCCACCACTAAACATCTTCAAACCAATATAAAAAACCACCAACCCAACTAGGGCGGTGATGACGGGATTACCTAAATCCATTTCTTTAACCCTCTTCCATAATTCTGTTTTTGTCTTTGTCATAATATATCCTTCTCATTCTCAAAATTATTTATTACGAAAAAGTAAATTGTAACATAAATTTAACAAAAAAAGGGAGGCCCGAAGACCTCCCTAAGTTTACTCTACTACGCTTCTTATTATTACATAAGGTTAGTAACTTTAACCCGACGATACCACGCATTAGTATTCGCATCAAGAGATGCATCGGAGTTAACTGTATCACCAGCGGCAACTGCACCAGATGCGGCAAATGGGTTAGCAGCAAGACCATAACGGGTCTTAAATCCGATTTTCGGCTGGAAGGAATTCTCACCTACCGCACGAACCATCTGTAGAGGAACGTATGGGCAGTAGAAGAATCCAGCATCATAGGGCGACGTGCCCTTGTATCCACAAATGTAGTACTGAGAAGCAGCTACGTTAGCGGAATATGGATCGACATAAACCTTGAAGCGACCATTCATAACACCAGCAAATGTGGTAGAAGTGTCGTCTACATTAAGGTTGTTGTTAAGAGCCGGAGTGTAATCAAGTACACCCGCCATATTAAGAGCAGAAGCAACATCAGCTGATACAATCAGCATGTTACCCTTGCCGCGGCGAGTCTGTTGACCGACAGCATTGGCGTCACGCTCGATAGCGAACATTAGACCTTTGAACTTCTCAACTGACCAACGACCATTTGAGTCGGTGTCCAGATCGAAGATACCAGCAGTAGTCGTATTAACCTGAGCACCAGCAACAGCTGTTACATACAGGGAACGAACAACTTCACGGTTGATTTCAGCAAGAATTTCAGAACTAAGAATATTCGCAAGTTCTGTCTCTGCGTCAAGACCGTGGATTGCTTTCAAGTCCTGTGCAAGTTCCATCGTGTACTCTGCTTTGAGGGCACGGGAAACTGCCGTAACTGTGGACTTTTCGATTGAGAACGCCATCTGTGCGAAAGCGTTAGTTGAGCTGTCACCCAACGCCTCGGCCTGAGCAGTCGTCATACCTGTTGCACTTGTGTAAGTACCGGCAGAAGGACTGTCATTAAGAACAGCAGGGTTAGTCTCAGTTGCACCAACATCGCCGCCACCAATAGTACCGGCCAAGTTCTGGTTCGATGCACCCGTTTTACCAGGCATTGCCTCGTCAACGAGAGCCTCTGCACCGTCTTGCGAGAGGAACGAGGAACGCATCGCAAAGATAAGTCCTGTTGGACCTGTCATTGGTTGCACACCACATACGTCATACGCAATAAGGTTAGGCATTGCACGGCGTACTAGGGAAATCAAAATTGGGTCCCATGTATCCATTTGTCCACCCGACATAGCGTTAACTGGAGCAACCTCAGAGAGCATTTGACGATCTTCTCTAAGCGCTGCTTCTTGATTTTCAAGGATGAGAGTGGTAACGGCCCGCTTATAAGAATCCTCAATCCTTGGTAGATCGGGGTGTTCTAGGACTGGCTGCCACTTTTCTTGTAGATGTTCTGTTTGAAACATTTGTTTCTCCTTTGTTATTCTACATTAATTAATAATTATTGGGCACGTTGCTTGTTACGACTGATTGCCGACATGTACGATTTCATCGCATCAGTCGTATCAATGTCCTGTGCGGTGCCGCTTTCATCATCATCTATAAATCCTTCATTAGAGGAATTTGTCTTCGGGAAATAACTTTCCTTCAGTGTATCGAGTTTTTCTCGGAAAGACTCTTCGTCAGAAAATTCGACATCCTGTGTTAATGATTTGAATTTTTCAAACTCGGTATCGGCCAAATCATCAGAAACCTCTGAAATGACCTGTTCACGAACTAGTTCATCGGTAAAAGTTTTCGAAACGACATTCTTTTCAATAGCTTCATTCAATTTCTCTTCTAGTTCGCTAATTCTTTCAGACTGTGCCTCAAGTACATCGTACTTCTCATCAGGCACGTCAATGTAATGGTCTTCAAACAATTGTTTCAGGCCGGAAATGAAGTCTTCTGCAATCTCGCCTTTAAGTCCACGCTCGATTGCTAATTCATTTTCCTTGGTCCATTCATCTACAACATAGTTAAGATAATTGTCAACCTTCTCTGTCATCTCTTCCTTGAAGGTTTCAATTTCGTTATCTCTTTGATCAGTGCTTTCGTCCGTAATTCTTTCTACTTCAGTGCGAATCTTGGATTTAACAGCAGCTTCAAAAATATGAGCAGCTTTTTCTTTAAACTCTTCAGAAAGTTCCTCACCGTCGATAAGAGCTTCAACGTCTTCTTTGACATTGATCGATTTAATCTTATCTTCGATCTCTGCCTTGGCGTCTTCAAGTTTTTGCAATGCTTCTTTAGTCTCAGCATTCTCTGCTTCTTCAAGTTTTGAGGCATGAGAAGCCAACATCTCTTCAATGTCTGCTTTCTTCATCTTTGCAATATTCTCAAGATGTTGCGCTTTAGTTAATTTTTTATTTTCGGCGAGTTCGTCACCGTCATGTTCGATTTCATCTCCAGCAGCAAGTTTCATTTTCTCGCCAGGAGTTGCCTCGCCTGAACTTCCTTGTTTCATTTTTGGTTCCTCCTTAGCACTTGCGGTTTGTTGATCTTCATGTTCTGTAGCTGCAGCTGCGGCCTTCTTACCAATCGATTTCTCTGGACGATCTTCGTCGGCACCTTTTTCTTTCGTAGCTTCAGGTTTTGCGCCACCAAGGTCTTGTCTCTCACCAGCGACAGTCTCTTTCTTATCAGCACCAGCAACATTAGGTGCGGGGTCTTTAGCGTTTCCTACGTCTTCATCGGTATTGTTTGAACCTAAACCTTTGTCCTTTGCTTTACCTAGAGGTTTCTCAGAAGCCTCTTCAAGTTCGGCAAGCACTTCAGCTTCCAACTCTTCAATCGTTTTTTCTAATTCATCGGCCATAGGATGACTCCTTCTCTGTGTAATATTTATTTATAAATTACAATCTTTTGAGGAACTTTGCAAACTCCAAAGCTTCTACATTTGCGTCTCTATTACGCTTTTTAACATCAAATTTCTGTTTTAGTTCCGCAACATGTGCTTCTACGAGGGCTCCATGATTCCAAACCCATTCTTTTCCTTCCATAATACCCTCTACGAAAGCATTGGGGGCTGAGGGATCGGCAACAATATCCGCTGCTGTTGCAAGATAGAAGTCGTCTTTTACATAATTCGTTCCACCTTTTTGTTGCAAACTACCCATTCCTCTGGAAGAAACACCCAATTTACAACCTTCATCCATAAGACTTTTAACGATTTTACCCATAGGAGTTTCCATAATTTTTGCTTCACCAATAAAATTTTTGCCATCGGGAACTAAACTTGTCGTGAGATGTGAAACTCTTTCAAGATTTACTGTTGGGCCCTCTGGATGACCAAGTTCTCCGTAAGCTCTCTTTTCTCTTATGAAATTTCTGTTATATTTGGCAACTTCTTTTTCCAGAACTTCCATAGGATAAACTCGACCATTGCGGTTCTTAATATCTGCCTGTAGAAAAACGCCCTTAATCTTATAATTCTTACCGCCGTCTTCTTTGGCCTCAGTAATATATTCGACTTCTTCTACAGCCTCTGAAAATAATTTTACCGTTTCCATCTTATTTTCCTTTATGTGATATCATCCCAACCAGATACTTTTCTCATCTTTAAGATAATAGTTCCTACGCAAGCTGCATCATTTTCAAAATAAATATCTCCATCTATTCCAGTACCAGCATTATTTGCAATAGATGGCAGTGCTTGACCGCCGGCATTATAATTACCACTACCATTCAAAGATAGTGCAACTACGTTAGTTGTTGCGTTCCATTCGATATCTGTCTGTGAACTAAGTGTCCACCAACAAGAAACAATAGAAACTCTAGGATCAGTGGCTGCACCATTAAGTGCTGAAACATCTACAACTTTTGTAGCAGTTCCGTTTGTACCAGTAATGGTAGTTTTCGTAACCACTTCAAAATCAGAATCCGTTAGTGTTTGTGTTGTATATGCCATACTTTACCCCTATATTGATAACATCTCTTTTTCAAAATAATCCATAAGTTCCTTTTCGGAAACCTTGAATTTTTTTGATATATCACGTATTGTTTTTTCAAAAGTATTTAGGAAATCGGAAGGTTTCGCATCCATTTTTTGAAAAATAGAATCAACAGCATCTCTCATTTTAGGAGACAATTTCTTGTACTGCCTAGATTTCTTATGTTCATCCTTCTCAATTACCGTTTTGTAAATACCTTCAAACGTCTGGGTCATCTTCTACCTTTATTTGAGTTTTAACAAAGTCTTGTGCAAGTTCTCGTCTTTTATTTTCTAAAGCATCGCCAACTTTTATTGCCATAGTATCTTTAAATGCCGTTTCGGCCTCTAGATTATTGTCAATTACAAGAGCGTCTATAAATTCTTTACTCATTTTTTTCTTCCTTTCAAACCATTTTTAACGATAAAACTTTTATCAGCTTCTTCCTCTTCTTCTGGAGGCGGTTCCTCCTCAGGCGGTGGTGGTTTCGCAGTCGGAGTTACTGAAGGTGCAGCTGGATCAAGACCCAAAGATGCCTTTGCTCTATCGTCAGCAGGCATCTTAGGATCAAGAGGTAGACCATCAGGACCAACTGGAATTCTTTGTATTCCATCACCGCCTGGAGGTATAACAATTCCACCATCAAGAGGATCAGTATCCATTTCAGTTTTAATTTGATCCCTCATTAATTGAATTTGACTGTCAGACATGTGCAACACATGTTTTAAAACATATTCTTTACTGAAAAATGTACCAATATATGGTTCAATAGAACCCAATTGATTAATTCTATCTTCTAGAAGTTCTGCTTCTTTTAGAGCCGCAAAATGACCATCTTCCAAGAAATCATAAGAGATATGCTCTTGCATTTCTGCCCAATCTTCTGGCGCAATTATTCCTTTAAGGAGGAGCTGTGTTTTGAGGATATCAGTGAATAGGGGAGTGAACTTTTTCCTAATACGTTGTACGAATTTTGTGAATTTAAGTTCATCTCTTGTAATTTCTGTAGAACGTCCAAGGGAAAATCCTTGTTCTGCTTCAAGTCGTGAAATCGGCACGTTAAGTGAACGGTATAGTTTCCGTTGGAAGTATACGATATCATCAATTTCTCCAAGGTTGGAACCGCCGGGTAGTGTTGTAATCTCTGTACCGCGACCACCTTCTCTTCGTGGAAGCCAGAAATCTTCAAGCATACTCATGTGATTACGGTCATCCCGAATCTCACCTGTGCTTGCATCGTATACCAACTTGTTACGATAACGGTTCATCACATCTTTTAGATACTGTTCTGCTTTGATCTTGGGTAGGTTACCAACATCAATATAGAAAATTCTACGTTCTGGTGCGC